CAAGGCTGAAGTGTCAGTGGAGTTGGACGGCAGTTACATTCCAGTCTTACCACTCAAAGCTCACAAGAGCGGAAAGAAGAGTGACTTGCTTTTCAGGCCCAAAGATGCAAAGGACGTGTTGAATTGGAATGTTTACTCCAGAAAATTGAACGAGGCCAACAAGTTCGTCTTACCACATTTCAAGGAGTACAACCTCCTAGACGACTGGTATGGGCAGTTCGACATGCCAGAGCAAGTGGTCGCTGATGTATTGGATGGTAGAAGGGAACTTCTGGCAATGCCTAGTGTGCCAAGGATAGAGTCGATTCTCGGAAAGATAGGCAAACACTGGCCAGAGGTAGCAGAGCAACTCAAGAATATGGCCAATGCCAGAGGTCGGGACGCTGGAGAGGACGAAGTATTTGGAATTGCAAAATTCATAGTATCCAGCAAGTTCACGCAGGAAGATTTGCTAGATAGGTTGAAAGAAATGCCGATGGAGGACAGGGCAGAGGCAGCCTTAGCTGCTGCGAAGATATCTAGTCTGCTACGAGATTGCCTCGAGAATTCGCAGGAACGCATCCTGGCGATACAGTCGGAGGAACTTGCCACACACGCTTACAATGCATTGAACAGAAACCCAGCTATGACACTAGATGAATTTAGAGAATGGGGGCGAAAGACAGACTCAGTCTTTGCGAAAGCTGCATGGCCAAAAGTTCCAACAGACACGGAGATCAGATTGGCTCTCAAAAACGATGAGCCAATCGTAGGCTGGTTGCTGCGCAACAACCCCCACTATGATCCAAAGAAAGCACCAAGTTCCACAGGGGCAGCGAAAAGAGTGGGCCAGCTCATAAAAGAGAAACAGGAGGCGGCACAGAAAAGGTTGCGTGAGAAGATAGAGAAAGGGAAGGAAATGGAGAAGATAGATCCTGAAGTTAAAGAACAGGATTTTCAATCTGCAATTACATCAGCGGCGGACCCACGCCCAACCACGAGAGATGTGCCTGTGGAAGATACATCAACTACAGGACCGCAGATAGAGTTTGGCGAACCGCTGCCGGAGGACAAGAAAGAATTAGGAGGTTCGAGCAGTGGATGAGATTTAGACCCACTTGTTGTGTGAATGTATTGAAG